TCATAGTAGCAGTAATGTCTGGTGTATATACAGACGGAACAAAAGATGTATTTATATTTAACAACCCACTAGATCACGGACACTTTCATAGTTCAGTCATGTGTCAGAGGTTTATAGGGGATCATCCTTTTAAGCTTGCAAAAGCTTTGATTAAAGAATACGGAAATAGACCACCTGAGCAAATTATGTGTGTGCCTGAAGATACAGTTAAACTGTTTATGCAAGAGGGTGGTAAACGAGGGGAACGAACATAGTGCTTTACGAACCCACTTGCGAAGTTTGTGGCAGTCACATTGAAGACGACAGATGTGAAGTGTGTGAGCATACAGGCGATAATGGCGATTGGGTAGAAGAGGTTATAGAGGATAAAGATGACAAAAGTTCTAAATGAAAAGCAACAAAAGTTTATGGCTGTCCTTTTTGATGAGGCAGGAGGTGATGTCACGTTAGCTAAGAAGTTAGCAGGGTATGCTGACAATACTGCTACAAGTCATGTCATCAAAGGATTAAAAGATGAAATAGCTGACGCAACAAAAGAGTATATGGCTCGTGTTGCACCAAGAGCAGCTGTAGCTATGGGCAACGCTCTTGTTGACCCTACAGAGTTAGGTATCCGTGATAAGATGACAGCAGCAAAAGATTTACTAGATAGAGCAGGGTATATAAAGACAGAAAAGGTAAACGTAGAATCCTCTGGTGGATTGTTTGTTCTTCCTGCTAAAGAAGGAAAAAATGAATAGTATAGACTTAGGGTTTTGGATACTACCTAAGCCAGATATAGAAACAAAGAACTGGAGCAGAATACCTAAGATATCACGAACAGTTCCTTTTGGTTACGAGGTAGACTCTGAAGATCCTGATTTCTTGTTACCAATTGTTGAAGAGTTAGAAGCACTAGACCAAGCCAAAAAACACCTTAGACAGTACAGTTATAGAGAAGTGGCAAACTGGCTAACGAAAGAAACAGGACGTTATATATCACACGTAGGATTAAAGAAAAGAATACAAGTTGAACGCAGACGTAAAAAATCAGCTACGATTAAAAGGCAGCTTACCAAAAGGCTTGAAAAGACGCTCAAAGAGATTGAGAAAATCGAAACCCAAAGCACCGGAAGTTATGCCTCAGAAGGAACACCTGCCTGAAATAAACATTCAGGTAGAGGAACAAGAGGTTCAAGAACAGGACGTACTGTTCAAACCAAACGAAGGACCTCAGACAGACTTCTTAGCATCCTCAGAACGTGAGGTGTTATATGGTGGAGCAGCAGGAGGTGGCAAGTCGTTTGCCATGTTAGCTGACCCACTCAGAGGACTAAACAATCCTAACTTCAGTGGACTGTTAGTTCGACACACGACTGAAGAGCTAAGGGAGTTGATACAAAAGTCTCAGGAGTTGTATCCAAAAGCAATTCCAGGGATTAAGTGGTCAGAGAGAAAGTCACAGTGGGTGAGTCCTAAGGGGGGCAGACTGTGGATGTCCTATCTAGATCGTGACCTAGACGTAATGAGATATCAAGGTCAGGCATTTAACTGGATAGGCTTTGACGAACTTACACAGTGGGCGACACCATATGCTTGGGACTATATGCGTTCACGACTTAGAAGTGCAGATCAGTCGTTAGGACTGTACATGAGGGCAACGACAAACACTGGAGTGACAGGACATAAGTGAGTTAAAAAGATGTTTGTAGATCCTTCACCACCCAACACATCGTTTTGGGCAACAGATACGGAAACAGGCAATGTTATTACATTTCCACAAGGTCATAGCAGAGAGGGGCAACCTCTTTTTAGAAGACGCTTCATACCTGCTAATTTGTTTGACAATCCTTATCTAGCAGAATCTGGTGACTACGAAGCAATGCTACTGTCATTGCCAGAACATCAGAGGAAGCAACTACTAGAAGGTAACTGGGACGTAGCAGAAGGTGCAGCGTTTCCAGAGTTTGACAGAGCGAAGCATGTAGTTGAACCTTACAAGATACCCTCTAGTTGGACAAAGTTTAGAGCGTGTGACTACGGTTATGGAAGTTACTCTGCTGTAGTGTGGTTAGCCATAACACCTGCCGAACAGCTTGTCGTATACAGAGAGCTACAGGTGTCAAAAGTTCTAGCAGTAGACTTAGCTGACAGAATATTAGAACTAGAAGCTGACGATGGTAGAATACAGTACGGAGTTTTAGATAGCTCACTATGGCACAAAAGGGGCGACACTGGTCCTAGCCTAGCAGAGCAGATGATAGTAAGAGGTTGTAAGTGGCGACCATCAGATAGAAGTAGAGGAAGTAGAGTTGCAGGAAAAAACGAATTACACAGAAGACTCCAAGTCGATGAACACACCGATGAGCCACGCCTTGTTATATTTAATAACTGCACAAACCTTATATCTCAACTTCCTAGTCTCCCTTTGGACAGGAAAAACTCCGAAGATGTAGACACAAATAGTATGGATCACATGTATGACGCACTGCGTTATGGTGTGATGACACGACCACGTAGCTCCATATGGGACTACAATCCTGTAAATCAGCGAACAGGCTTTCAAATCGCTGATCCTAATTTTGGATATTGAACATGGCAGAAGATAACGAAATACCATTTGATACAGCAGAAGTCACAGTCATGGAGGACAACGACCCTGCGATAAGATCAGAGAGTGATGTAGTAAGTTACGTACAAGGTAGATTTAAAAGAGCAGAAGATGTAAGGCAACAAGACGAACAACGATGGCTCAAAGCATACAGAAACTACAGAGGATTATACGGACCAGACGTACAGTTTACAGAAACAGAAAAATCTAGGGTATTTGTTAAGGTAACAAAAACAAAGACACTAGCAGCGTATGGTCAAATAATTGACGTTTTGTTTGGCAACAATAACTTTCCTTTGACAGTAAATCCAACGAAACTACCTGATGGTGTGGCTGAGTCGGTACACATAAACATAGACCCTAATGCAGAAAAAGGTCAAGACGAATTGCGACAGGCTTTTGAAGACAAATCTTCAGAGCCTTTTTTGTTTAAGCCTAACGGAAAGTTAGAGCCAGGCGAAACCTTACAGGATATACAAAACAGACTAGGTGCGTTGTCTAACAAACTAAGTGGTGTGTCTGATAAAATAATAGAAGGCGATGGTAAAACGCAAACAACTGTTACCTTTCACCCTGCTATGGTTGCAGCAAAGAAGATGGAAAAAAAGATACACGACCAACTAGAAGAGTCAGGAGCAAACAAGCAACTACGTAATACTGCTTTTGAGATGGCTCTATTTGGTACAGGTATAATGAAAGGACCTTTTGCTGTAGACAAAGAATATCCTAATTGGGGAGAAGAAGGCGAGTATGACCCACTTATAAAAACTGTGCCGTCAACAAGTCATGTATCCATTTGGAACATATATCCTGACCCTGATGCGTACAATATGGATGAAGCAGAATATTGTGTAGAGAGACATAAACTATCTAAAACACAAATGCGTAATCTAAAGACTAGACCATACTTTAGAGGTGAATCTATAGAGGCATGCCTTGACATGGGGCCGCAATACGATAAGAAGTATTGGGAAGACGACATGAAAGACTACGCTATAGAAAATTACACAGAGCGTTATGAAGTGCTAGAGTTTTGGGGATATGTTGACTCAGACATACTACAGGAAAACGGTATAGATATTCCTGCAGAGTTACAGGACTTAGAACAGATAAACTGCAACATATGGGTGTGCCAAGGTCACGTACTCCGAATGGTACTAAACCCATTCAAGCCTGTGCGTATACCTTACTATGCTGTGCCTTACGAGCATAACCCATATAGTTTCTTTGGTGTTGGTATTGCAGAAAACATGGACGATACACAGACATTGATGAACGGCTTTATGCGTATGGCTATTGACAATGCTGCTTTGAGTGGCAACCTCATTATGGAAGTGGACGAAACAAACCTAGTGCCAGGGCAAGACCTTAGTGTATATCCGGGTAAGATATTTAGAAGACAAGGGGGTGCGCCAGGGCAAGCTATCTTTGGCACAAAGTTTCCCAACGTGGCAGGTGAAAACATGCAACTGTTTGACAAAGCACGAGTGCTTGCAGACGAGAGTACAGGCTTTCCATCATTTGCTCACGGACAGACAGGTATACA